TGTTAACGACGCGGCGCTGATCGTCGCCCGACCTACGCTGAGCGACGTGCGCAAAGTACCTGCTAAGTCACTAAGCCAACGCATAATTAGCTCGGGATCACGTAGGAGACGAGCATGCGCGCAGCACCCTGTGTTGCGCCGCCGGCCGAATAGGTAGCGATCAGATCCTGGGCGGTCGCTTCGGCTGCGGCGGCCGGGTCTACCTCAAACACAGTACCAGCGGCAGCGGTCAGGTCGACCTGAGTGCTACCAAGGTAACGCGACAGTTCGCCGGTCACACCGATCGAGAGTGACGGAGCACCGTCGAACGGGGCATCGATCACGATCGCAACCAGGCGCACCACCGCATCGGCTGGCAGCTGGAACATGGCTACAGTGCCGGTCGAGTTGAACGCCAGGTCTGTGGTGTCGGTGGCTTCGAGGTTGGTGGCCGCTGCAGACGACGCCCAGGACAGATTGCCGGCGCCGTCGGTCGTCAGCGCGAAACCTGCAGTACCGTAGTTCGCCGGCATCTTGAACGTCAGCGCCTGGGTCATGCCGGTATCGGGGCGACTGATGGTAAGCATCCAGTCATCACCAGCACCAGTAGCGTCTTCATTCAGCACAAGGCTATCGCCGCTGGCGGCGATGGTGCTGCCCACAAGGGGCGCATCGGCGTCGTCGGTTGCGTTGCGCGCGCGGATCTTGCCGCCCGTGCTCTTCAGTTGCAGGCCGCCCAGGCCGAGCCGGAACAGGTTGCTGAGCGTGCCGCGTAGATCGAGAAAGCGCATGGTGATACCTCAGTTTAGGTTGAGCACAACGAAACCAGAGCCGGCCGTTGCGCCTGCACCTGGGGTGATTTCGAGATAGATGCCGGTGCCTGCGGCGAGCGAGGCACCTGGCGTTGATTCATAAGTAGCAGTGAAGTCAGGGGCCACCTGATCGCTGTCGAGCAGCACCGCGCCGGCCTGCGTGCGGATACGCAGCGCAGCGCCATCGCCGTCGAATGGTGTGGCGACGATCAACTGCACGGACACCAGCAGCGCAGAGTCAGGCAGTACATGCAGAAGGCGCGGAGAGGCATCGCCATACGCAAATGCAATCGGCGGCAGCACCTGGCCGCTCTCCCCTTTTGGCCCGCGCAGGCCTGCAGCGATGACTGCGCGTGGCGCCTTCTGGCGGACGGCAATCGGCCCTGGCCGCTTCTGTACAACGGCGACGGCAGAGCTGGTGCGCGCGGCGCGGGTGGCGATCGCTGTCACGTCGTCACCTCGCGCGTTACCTCGATCGGGCTGATGGCGGTCAGCTTGTAGACCTGGCCGCCCGGGGCGATGACTTCGGCCTCGTAGAAGCCCTTGCTCCAATCCAACGCCTCGGACTGCTCGGCGGTCATGGTCAGCACGAACTGGCTCAGCGCCACGTCGACGATGACTAGGCTATCTGGATCCTCGGCAGGGTCGCTGTCCCAGGTGTGCAGCAGGTCACCGCCAGGCTTGGTGCGCACCTGGGCGCGGCACCGCCAGCCCGTGATATCTGCTGGCTTCGGTACGATCAGCAGACCGGTACCTGAAAACGGACGCCAACAATGGGCGTTCACGCCGTTCAGTTCCAGGGTGTCGGCGTCGATGACTTTCGGGTAAACCCAATCATCTGCCGGCGTGTTCAGCTCGGCCGGAGTCTTCACGCACTCGATGCGCACCGGCCAGCCGTCCGGCACGCCATGGTTCTCGACAGTCAACCGGGCCGGCGCCGTCTGCGGCATCGCAGTGATCACCGGGTACGGAGACATGAACTCTCCCTCGGCATACATGATGCCGAACTCGAAGGTCTCGCCTCGGTAGATGGTGATGGGGATTTCAGGCGCCGACATGCCAGTCTCCTTACTCGCCGCTCAGGCGTTCCTTGAGTGCGTAGCCCATCAACGGCCACAGCTTGCCGATGGCGTTCTGGCGCGCGATCTTGCGGCCGATCTCGGCATCGAAGTTCTCCGGCGAAGCGCAGGCCGACTCACCGGTTACGGTGAAGCCGTTGCGCAGGTCGAGCACACAGAATGTCAGCAGGTTGAGCGCCTTCGCATAGCAACTGCCCTTACCACCACCAGCCAGGCATGCGCCATGCACACCGTCGCCAGCCGTGAAATAGTATTCACCGACGATGTTCGCCTCGATGTCAGCCGACGTGATGCGTGGCGCGGTAAGGCCCTTGGCCTGGATTTCCTGCTCGATGGCATCGCAGCCGACTTTGGCCAGTTGGTCGAACGCCTTGGTTGCAAGGCCAAGCGCACTTTCGGCAAGTTCAGTCTTAGCGGCCTGCCCCTTCTGGTACGGCATCCATTGCGCGTAGAAACTGCCGACAATCATGTCGCAGCCTTCCTGCACCAAGGGCACGCTGCACACGCTGAACTGTTCGCCGTTCTGATCCCAAACGGTGAGGTTCACCATGGTGTCGCTGTGGACGTAGGCGATCACTGCAGCCAGTGGCTGCGTGGGGTTACCGAAAGCCAGCTTGCGGCCGGCCATGTAGTCAGCGGTCGGGATGAAGTGCAGCACGCGGCCGACGGTGGGAGTGATACGGGTCATTGTGGTGCTCCGATGATCTTGCACTGCCTGTGCAGGGATACGAGCTGCTCCTGCAGCTTCAGGATTTGGTCGCGCTGGACTTCGAGGCCGGCGACGAGGGCTGGATAAGCTCGTCGAGCAGCGGCTGTAAGTTCGGGGGCGCCTGCATCAGGCTCGCCGGCAGAGGCGGTGGCTCCGTCCACTCGCACTGCGGGGCAGGTGGCAGCGACTCGCAGCCCGCAAGTACCATCAGCGAGGCAGCGATACATAGCGTCGGCATAGTCTTCGGCACGTTGTTTCCCCTTCAAGAAAGCGTCTTCGCGCGCGGCCTGGTCAGTTGCCATTTCGCGCTGTAGGCGGTTGGTGTTGCGCAGCGACTGGATCGCCGCTGCGCCCTGCTTGGCCAAGGTCACAGCGTTGTCACGCTCGAGCACCACGGTGTCGAGGCGCAGATAGAGCAGCGCCAGGGCGATGGCCAGGCCGGCGCAAGCGGCAACCAGGGCACGGATCATTGGACGCTCCAGCACTTGGCGTGGCGCTCAAGCTGGCGGGCCCACACGCCCCAGCAGCGCGTGTTGGGCTTGCCGTTCACCAGGGTCGAGCAGTCGTATTTGGCGGCATAGCGCCATTTCAGCAGCGCGTCGCATGCCTTCGGGTACTCGCCAGCCAGCAGATGGCGGCGCATCGAGGATGATCGCCAGTTGCCGATGCCGTACTGGCCGGTGAAGTCGAGGTAGAGGTCGTATTCCTCCTGAAACAGCTTCACGCCAGGCAGCGAGGCCTGGAATCGGTTCTCTTCTTCGCTGTGCAGCGCCCTGGCTAGCTGCTGGGCGCGCTCGCGAGTGATGGGAGGATCTGCGAGAGTGACGCGCGTACCGTCTTCGTAGCGGGTCGAGCCGTGGCCGATGGTTGGCAAGTCGCCCTTGGTCGGGATGTGCGGAGCAAGCAGCTCGACGCCATCCTTCTGCACCACCGGGCCTTCGCCCTCGCTCTTGATCCAGGTGCCGAAGCCGGCCAGGCTGAGCGTCAGCGCCGTGACGGCAATCCGGTTGCGGATGCTCATTGCTGCCTGCCTTCGAGGCCGCAGCGCTCGCGAAGCGCCTCGATGCGCGCCAGGCTCTCGGCCTGCTCCCGCTTGTCGCGTCGGTGCTGGAAGTAGAAATTGCAGGCCAGGCCGAGCAGCGCGATGACAACGCCAGAAAGCCCGATCCAGTTGATCTGAGCCAGCCAACCGAAAGCCCCTGCAATTGCGCCGCCGAGCATGCTCTTGTTCGTGATCGAAACGGCTACCGTGTCCACGGTGCTTTCATTGATTTGAAGTGCCATGCTCGCTCCCGTGCTGGCTGGTCTGCTTTGACGGGATGCTATGAAGCGGAACGAACAGTGGCGAACCCTACAGGGGGTCAGACCCAGGCTTTGTTGTGCTGCTCAACGTCCTGGCGGGTGATGCGGCGCAGATCGCTGTCGGGGCGATCGCCGAAATAGGCGGTGAATGCGGCCAGGGCTGCATCGGCGCGGCCGAGGTCCAGCGTCTCGCTATCCGGAACACTGAAGGCGCGATGCAGTGCCCAGTTCACCAGATGCCGGTGATGGGCCTGGTTGATCTCTGGCTTCGACGACTTGTCGGCGGTGAGGCCGCGGATAGGCAGGCGGTACCCTTCCAGCTTGAGCGTGCCACCCAGGCGCGGCGTCGGTACCAGGCGGATGCTGGTGTCGCCCTGGATAGCGAAGCGCGGAACGTCGGTGCGGTCGCGCCAGCCTGGCATGTTGTCATCCAGCCACTCGCGCGAAACCAGCTTGACCTCGCACCGCTCGGTAGAACCTGCCTCAAGCAGGCCCAGGTGATCGATCTCGTACAGCACCTGGCTTAGCGGATAAACCGTCTCACCTGCAGCGATATCGATCTCGAAGCTCGCATTATGCAGCAGGCGCCCGCGAATGCAGGCCTCCTGCTCTGCCTCAATGAGCCAACGCGCAACGTCAGGCTGCTCGAACAGGTACGGTTCAACCTTGTCCTGTGCGGTAGTCCTGAAATCCTTGGTCAGCTCGTCGAGAGTCATGGATCACACCACCCCGAACTGGTCGATCATGCCGGTGACCGCCTGGCGCAGTTCGGCGACAGACTTGCGCTTGTTGAGGTTCTGCTGGTAGTTGGTCATGGCGTACTCGGCCAGCGAGTCCTTGGTCATGATGTTGATCTGCTGCTTCAGGTCGAGAATGCGATTCTCCTTCTCGCGGTTCTCGTCCTCGAGCTTCTTGGCAGCAGCCAACTGGCGAGTGGTGTCGTCGTCTTCATCCTTGTCTTCGACCTTATCCGACTTCGCAGGCGCTTCGGCTAAGGCCTTGGCGCTGCCTTCTTCGAACATGTCGGGGTGACGCAGGAACTTGCGGGCGATATCGGCCGGCATGGCGCGCTCCTGGCCCTGAGTGAAGCTCAGGCCGGTGCCATACAGGTGATCGGTGTAGGTTTCCTTGCGGCCGATGTAGACCACCACGATCTTGCCAGGGCCAGCCGGTGCGCTCGGCGCAGCCTGACCTGCTGGAACCTTGGCCAGTGCAGCAGCAACGGCAGCGGCAGCCGCTTCGTCAGCGTCCGGCAGAACCTTCAGCGCATGCACGACGGCACGGAACAGGTAGTCCTTCGACTTCTGCTCGGGCGGCAATTCATCGTAGGGGCGGCAGCACGGGTGAGTCTTCTTCTCGGCGTCCTTCACTTCGCCGTACACCCAGCCGTCGGCGACCTTCTGAGCCAGCCAGCTTTCGTGCGATTGCTCGGGAGTGGCATCAGGGTTGGCCAGGTGCATTTCGACACCAGCGATGGCGCTCTTCTGCTGCCATTCCGGCGCGTCATCCCAGGTTGGCTGGGAATCATCGCCCAGCGACAGACAGAACGCCGCGTTGATGGCGTGCGCGACCTTCGCAATGACCAGTACTTTCATGTTCGTGTCCTACCTTGCGGAAAAAGAAAGGGGCCGAAGCCCCTCCCAAGCTGCGTATCAGCGGGCGCCTTGCAGTTCGCCGCTCACCAGCACCTCGATCTTGCTGGCCTTGGCGTTGTCAGCGACAGCCGTGGTCAGGATCAGGCGTGCCGGCTTGGCCAGCGTCTTCAGGGCTTTACCCGCATTGGCACGCAGGCGCGCAGCGGTTGCCAGGGCGAAGCCGGTACCGAAGTACGCGGCATCCTGCGGCACAGTGGTGTCATCCACACCATCCTCGTAGGCAAAGCCCAGCGAGCCGGTGATAGTGGCGGTCATGCCGGTGCTGATCAGGATCGAAGCATCGTCCAGGCGCATGCCTTCCGGCAGTGGGCCGAGGTCGACCACATCGGCAGCAGCGATCGCTGCAGTCGAATCAGCGTTGAGCGCGGCACCGTTGGAGCCGGTTTCCAGGGTGAACTTCAGGGTGGTGGTGTTGCCATAGGCACCAGCAGCACCGCCGAACTGGCGATTGCCGTAGGTCTTTAGGGTTACTTTGGCCATGATGGGCTCTCCTTCAATGGGGTTCAGTAAAGGCGGGCCGGTGTTACCCGGCCCAACCCATCACTTGCGAGCGCCGATGATCGGCACAGCGGTGTCGATCGCGGTGGCACCGTAGTCGGTGAACTCGGTACCGTTGCCGGTCTCGATCGCGAAGCGGATCTTGCTGACGCCACGAATGGCACCCAGCAGCAGTTCCACCTTGTCGCCGTGGTCCAATTCCTTCTCGCTCCAGAAGAACGGGATCTTGGACTTCTCGCTGGCAGCCATCGCCTCGGCCACGGCCTGGCCACCCAGCAGGATGGCGCGGTCGATAGCGAAGTTGGTGCCGAAGCTCGAAGGCACGATGCAGGTGCTCTCGGTTTCGCTGTTGCTGGCCGCGCAGTAGCGGATGGTGTCGCCGGCGTAGAAGCGGATCGGCTTCGGCATCTTCACGATCAGCACGCCATTCCACAGACCGACCTCGCCCAGGAACAGCGGGTGGCCTTTGGCTTGCTGGGCACGTGCCATCGCACTGGCCTGCAGTTGACGGAAGTTTGGATCAGCTGCGAACAGGTTGTACTGAGCAGCGGAAACCAGCATCACGCGCAGCGGCGATTCGTTGGCAGCAGCGTCACCTTCGAAGATCACCGGAGGCGGCGGCAGAGCCACCTGATCGAGATAGGTACGCACACCATCCACGGTGTCCATCTTGAACAGGTCGGTGGTCGCCAGGTCGACTTCACCAGCGTTCACGGTGAACGGCTTGATGCCGTTGCCACCATCGGCGATGAAGTGACGGTTCTTGGTCGGCGCTTTCACGCGGTTGACCATGATCTTGGCGAAGTCCGGATGCGCTTCGGTTGGCACAGCCCATTCGATGTTGTCCTGAAAACCGCGAGCACCAGCCATGTGCACCAGCAGGCTCTGGTCGACATAGGCGTCCATCTTCGCCTGTGCGACAGGGCGACCCAGGCGGCGGAAGTCGGCCGGACTGCGGATGGTGGTCATGGTGTCGCCGAGGTCGATCGGGAAGCGCGCCTGGTTCACGCGCAGCTTGTCCTCGGACAGTTTCATGCCCACACCGCGACCCTCGGCATACTCGCTACCCATGATCGGGTAACCGCCTACCGGGTTCAGCAGGTGGAAGGTGACTTCATCACCGCGGCTCTTGCCCAGGTCCTGGCAACGAACAATCGGCATGTGCTGGGTGGTCTGCTTGCGCAGGGTAGCCTCGGCACCAGCGGTGCCTTTCGGCATCTTGCCGGTGAGGCGGTTCATGGTGGTATTGCGCTGGGTGTGGACGGCGAACAGGCCGACGGCCTGCTCAACCATCGCCTGCGGGTCGCCGTAGCGCATATGAGTCTTGTCGGTCACGGTGAATCTCCTTGATCACGGGACACGGAGCGTCAGACGCTCCGGTTCAGAAATGCCTCGATCTGGTCCGGGCTCTTGTCCATCAAGGCCTCAGCCATATCTACGGCGCCTAAGTTCGCCAGTGCTTCGCTGCCAGTGGCCGGGCCTGCTCGGCCGCCCGGAATATCCGAGAGGCTTACAGGTACCGCCGGCTTGGCCGCTTCCACGGCTTGCTTGGCTGCTGCCTTAACGTCCGTACTTGCGGGCGCCTCGGCTGCTGCCTGAGTTTTCCCAGTGGCTTCCTTGTACGTGTCGATGAACTCGATGATTTCCTCGGCAGTGCCCTTCTCCATCACCGAGCGGTATGCGCTACGGGCGAATCCGGGTTGCGACTCGATCCACGCATCCAACTCCGAGCTCTCGATAATCGAATCGAGGTCAGGGTGCTTGGCGTAGATCGCCTGCGCGTGAGCTTCCTGCTCGGTCATCTGCTGCTTCTGCTGCAGGGGGGCCACTTGCTGCTTCACCAGATCGGCCAGCAGTGCCGGGGCACTCTTGGCGATCAAGGCTTGCACGCCTTTGGCCAACGCTTCCGGGGAGAAATCCCCGAACAACTCTGGGTCAACGCCGGCATCCATAGCGGCCTCAGCGGCTGCCAGGTGTTTGTCGGCATCGGTCGGCGCCATCCCGGCGTCCACCCGTTGCTGTGCTTTTTCCCTGAGCGTTTCCAGTTCCTTCTGGGTATCCTGCAGCTTCTGCAGAGCTTCCTGCTCGCGAGCTTCCGCTGCTTGCTTTCCTTCTCGCGCATCCAACAGGCGCTGATACGGAATGGTGTGGACGTTGTCCTTCGCCATGATCACGGACTTGGCCGGATCTTCCGCCTCAACGCTTGCCGCGTTGTCATCGGTGTTCGATACGTCGTCAGTTGCCTGTGCGCCGTCAGTGGCTTGCGCGGCTTCTGCAGCAGCAGCGGCGGGCGTATCGCTGCCAGTTTCCGAGGTCTGTTCCCCGGTATCGCCCATATCCGCCAGCTCAAGAAGCTGGGCGGCCTGCTCTGCCGTCATCTCACCGTTCGGTGCGTGTTGCTGGATAAACTCGTTCGGATTCATGCCTGTCCCGCCACATATCGCCGTGGCCGCAATGGGTTCAGCAGTTACGAGGCGTCGCCGCCTCGCGCATCGCCAGGTCGCACCTGGCTTGCGAACGAGTGTCGCGAGGGGATCGGAAAAGAAAAAACCCTACAGGGGGTCAGATCTGTAGGGCTTTCAGGTCAGGCGAGGTTGTCGGTGGTGCTGACAGTCTCGATTCCCTGCATTCCGGTACCAGGCTCAGCAGGTACCGGCGGGAAGGCTGGACTGGTGTTCTCGCGCACTGGCGGCAAGCTATCAGGGCCACCTGGCTGCACATAAGGCGTCTTGATGTTCATCGCTGCAGTGGCGTCGGCCTGCGGGAAGTTTGGATCGTCGCCCTGCTGCTGTTCGTAGCCGGCGCCCTTCATGATCTCGTCGGCGACCGGGGCGATCATCGGCATCTGCGCGACCTGGGCAGCCGCTTGCATAGCCGAGTAAGCGGCCTGCACGCCAATCTGCACGGACTCGCGGCGGATCTTCTCGATCTCGGCGTCTGTCTTGCCCTCCTTCATCGCCAGTTCGCGCATCTTCAGTTCTACGCCTGACTTGGCCAAGGCTTCGTCCACCGCCTGCTTGATGCGCTGCTCGACCTGCTCCGGCGATTCCTGCTCGCCAGCGGCGCGAATTGCTTCGACCACATCGCGCTTGAACGGCACATCCATGAGGCTGACCAAGAACGGCAGCACTGCGGCCTGGTACTGAGGCGGCAGGCTCTTGACGGCCTCGGAAAGCGCAGCCAGCTGCTGCGCGCGATAGCTGTTGGTGCTCGGCACATCCTCCAGAGCTACTTTCAGGCGAGTCCGCTGCAAGTCGTTCGACAGATAGGTGTAGCCGGCCGGGTCCTGCTCCGGCTTGTTGATCACCACGGTACGATCCTCTCGCACCGCATCGCCCTCGATGATGATCGTCTGCTGCTTCGCGCCGAGATCCTTGATGATCATCGACAGGAGCATTTCGCCAACCAGCGTCCGGCCGGCGCGGAAGTTGTCCATCATCACACCCAGCGCCTGGTTGCTCTGCTCGATCTGCATCGCCTCCTGCCGGCCACTGGTGGCAGTACCTTCCTTGCCCATAAACCCAGTTGTCACCGCCGATACGCGCTGAATCGCGGAGCGGTTGTCCTGCAGCATCTGGAACTGCTGTTGATTCAGTTGGTAGTCACGATGCACCTGAAAACGAGCGCCAGGGTTGTTTCTGAAGTGATCGGCATTCAGCACGATATCCGCATCCACGCGCGCCACCTGCTGGCGAAACTGGGCATCGGTCATATCCACGGCGCCCTTGGTGCGCTCGGTGCGTACCGACGCCATACCCCAGCGCAGCTTGCTGATGCCGCTGTTCAGGCTGTCCTGCGGGTAGATCATGTCGCGCACGTAGCCGAATGGCACTCTGGTACCGTCCTCACGGAAGCCCCAGAACGGAGCATAGGGGTAATGCCGGTGGGTGTACGGGGTCGGTCCATCGTGCAAGCGGTGCGGGCCAAGCCAATAGCTACGACGCACGCGAGCCACTACGGCACGACTGTAGGTCGACATGCCGCTGGCAAGCGCCACCTGATGCGCCATGTTGCTCTCGTCGTACTCGACCACACGACCATCGGGCGCGGTGATGACGCCAACCTCAACCCAGCGCCGGTACCAGACTTCGGCCAGGCAGATCTCCTTCGAGGTCGGGTTGTACCAGCGTTCCTCTTGCACGGTCCAAGCGCGCGCTTCTGCCCAGGCGTTGTGCAACCCAGTCGAATCGCCGCCGTCATTTGCAGCGTTTGGCGTGTCCATCCACCACTCGGCACCGTGCTTGCCGATCGCCAGGATCAGTTCCTTGTGCTCGGGGAACACGCGAGCGATACGGTCAGGC